TCACCGCAATCTAGGTCAAGCCAAAAAGCCTTAAACCATTTTGCGTTCTTTGCTGTGCGACCTTCATCTTCCAAAAGATATTTAGCGCATCCAAAGTATGCGTCAAACCCCTGCGAGATAAGTCCATCTACGACTCCATCAATCTCATCAATCGTTTCTACAAAAGTCTGCCTCGGCGCACCCTTCTTCAATCCAACCACACAGTACAAACCTTCAGAGGCAAGTACAGATGTGAGAAAGGGGTTCCGTGTTGTCATTGTTTTCTCTTTTACAGACAGGTAAGCCTTCCGGTCTACTGGCGATAGACCATGGGCGCGGGATCAAGTTACGGCGTTGGCCGTTAGGCGGTCAAGCAGTTCCCATAATACTTTGCGTTTGCTCGGGTGCGGCAGTGCTTTCCCCAAGAACCACATGTAAATGGCCTGACGTGATACGTCTAAGTGTTCGGCTACATCCTGTACTGGAATGTCACGTTGTATGCAAATACGTCCAAGTTGCACACCCACATGAAATGGGTCTGCCTTATTGTTCGCATCAACAAATTTACGGGAATAGCCTCTGTTGTTCATAGTTGTTAAATAGTGGTGTGTGGTCTAACTTGGCACGTTTTGTTTCTCGGTATTCCCAAAGCCCCGCAAGGTTTGGAAATCTCTTATCAAATAATCGTGCAAGGTACGGACTGTAGTTATTGTTAATCTTCCACTGTCCACTAGCTTCAGTGATTGCAGAGTGATGTCGCAAGTAGTGCACGATGGTACGTGCAGAGTAATGTTTAAAACCAGTTTTTCTGATCTTAAATGTTTGGTCACAAAACGCTTCCCATACATGCAAGTTGTCAGGTAACCACTTCATAAACTCTTTGCTAAACAACTCTTCGTGTTCTGCCGCAAGTTCTAGTATGTCCATGATGCTCTCCTTTGAGGTGGGGGTACTAACTGCTCGTCTGCAAGCTCAAAAAGCCTTTGCACAGCGTTCCCCCCGAAACCAATTACTCTTCAGCCCAATCGTCCAAGATGTCAGCCACATCTTTTGGTGCGGCTTTCTTAGCGCGTTTAGTTGGCTCTGCTGTTTCAACAGCTTCAGCCTCTACCTTGGGTTCCGCTTTGGGAGCTTCGACTGCGGCGGGACGTATGAATTCCGCTTTAGTAGCACCATCCATCTGCGCGGCAGTTGCGGCGATAGCAAGTTTGGCTTCGGTAGACTGACCCTTGTCTTGGGTCATTGCCAATTCTTCTTCGTTCAAAGGACGCACTGCCTTGAACGTCAGGCGTGGTGTTGCGCTTGCAGTATCAAAACGCATCTCGGTAACGACTGCGGTTACTGGCAAACCATGACTGCCCAAAAACTTTGCGTATGACTGCAAAGGCATCTTGCCATTCTCAGCCGCACCAAAGATTGATTGCGCGGGGAGAGTCAGTTGATAAATGTCTCCACGAATATCGTTCTCCAAGAGGACGGCAAGGCGTTGACTAAATCGGCATGCGCGGGAATCACCTTGGCCGGAGCCTTTGATGTTTTGTTGGCATGAAGCACACTTGCTTGCTTGTGGTTGCTCAGACTTGATGTCGGGTGTGACACCATCGTTTGACCAACATGTGGGTGCCATGGCTTGGCCTTCTTGATAAGTTCCTGCATAAAATGTTCTCGATACGTTGGCGTTAGCCGCCGCAATAATAATGTTCATTGCACGGTCTTCGTTCTGTGCAATTTCTTTGCCATCAACCATCATGCGGAACACGTTGCCGCGAATGGAGATACGCTTACCGCCGCCGTTACCACTGCCACCCATCAAGGCTTTTGTGGTTGCGTCTAATTGTAGGTTCTTCAGGTGGGCGGGTAGTGTGTTGCCGCCCTTAGAAAATAGTGTCATTTCGCTCATTTGGTTTCTCCAGTTGTTACAGGTTTGGTTTGCATTAAGGCATCAAGGTCTGCGCGATTGAAACGCACTTTGTTGCCTACTCTAAAATGGGGGATGTCCCCCGCCTTGACCATGTTGTAGATTGTCTGACGTGACATCCGCAACATCTTTGCCACTTCGGGCACGGTCAATGATTGTTCAAGTTCCACTTGTGGTTCTCCTTATAGTTACGCTGTACTTGCTGTCAGTGTTCAAACCCATAGGCATAAGCTCGGGGTTCTCTTCCAACAGTTGTTTCATGGTTGTCTGACTGATACGGCGTTCAAGCAGTTCGGGCATCTTCTTTTCCAAGATGAACTTGTGCATTGATTCCCAGTCACTTGTCCAATAGCGGGTCTTCACCGTACGCATTACCGTACCGTGAGTGCTACCAAGACGATCAACACCGATCTCCTTGCAGATGTCCAATAGCTTGGTCTCCACAACTTCCATCTGTGTCTTTACCGTGCTGTCAGCTTCTTCGTATGAACGTAAAAGTTCGGCACGTTTGTCGCGCATCTTGATGTAGACGGCGACGAGTTTATCAACCGATATTGTCTCGGTCATAGCTCTCTCCTTTTTGTTTTGTGTATGGATAATAACATAAACTTTACAATGTCAAGAATATTTCATCTAAGTATTTCCCCGTATAAGTCGATCATGCGATTGTGAATGTCTACCTTGTTCTCTAGCATCTTGTACATCCGGCGTTCTACCCCACTGCCTTGCAAGTGCACCACCACTGAGGGATTCTTTTGCCCCGCTCGGTGAACACGCGCATTGGCTTGGAGATAGGTCTCGACCGACATTACTGGACTCCAGTAGACGATGGTGTTGGCGGCATGCAGAGTTACCCCGTGCGAGGCCGCTTGTGGTTGGATGACCAGTACTTGTAGGTCATCCTTTGTTTGGAAACGCTCAAAGATTTCTGATCGTTTCCCCACCGACACACCGCCATGAATGACGGCTGTCGGGTACCCGTGCTTACGTAGGTCATCTGCAACCACCTCGATGGCGTGTCTGTATGGCACAAACACTAACACCTTATGGCTAGACTCTTCGATCACCTCACGTAAAACTGCAAGTCTGTTGCTTGCATCGAAATGGATAACTTCTCCTGTATCTGAGTACACCGCACCACCAGATAATTGTAGGAGTTTGTTTAAATTCGCAGCGGCGTTGACTGTAGTGATCTCCTCACCAGCCGCTTGTACGATAAGACGCTTGCGTAGTAGCTCGTAGTACTTCTCTTGTTGGGCAGTAAGAGGTACGTCTCGCGTTACGTAAGTCATCTCAGGTAAGTCCAAGCACTGCTCTTTGGTAAAACGTATGGCGGGTTGTAGTGCCTTATGAACAACTTGCTCTGACTCTAACTTGGGAACCCACTTGAACTGCGTGATCTTGTGCATGACCTGATCGCGGAACCCACCATAGAAGCGTGGGATACCCTCGGGGTTTACTAGCTTGGCAATCCCGTAGGCATCCAGTGGCGACTGTGAGGCGGGTGTACCCGTCAGCATCCACAGCCATGTGTGTGGCTTCAGCAGATTGTTTAACACCTTCCAACGTTTTGTAGAGGGATTTTTATAGGCGTTAGCCTCGTCAATCACGATGAGGTCAAAGCCGCCCTTGATGATGTCAGTGGCAACAATCTCCACCCCGTCATAGTTGATGATGACGTACTCAGCATCCCCTGCGATGATCTCTTTGCGCTTCTCGGGCTTGCCGTAGGCAGTGTCCACCTTGCGGTGCATAGCGAACTTAAACAAGTCATTACGCCATGCCGACTCCATGATAGACAGTGGGCAGATCACCAGTACCCGCTTGATGATGCGTTTTGATAGTAGGTAGTCCGATGCCCAAATCACTGAGCCAGTCTTGCCTGTACCCTGTTCGTTAAAACAGAACGAGCGCCGGTGCATCGTCAAGAAAGACGCTGTAACTTTTTGGTGTGCGAAAGGTTTATACAGCCCGGGCCAGTTGTATGAAGCATTGATGGGCGAGGGTACATCTTTGATCTTGAGGTTCTTCAAGACAATCGACTCCTCCAAATCCCAATTCACCAAGACTTCTGCTATCTCCCCATCATCTGACACAACTTTGCTCTTTGGAATCACCGTAGTGATTCTGTCGGGATTGCGTACCTTCAGCAGTAACGCACGGTTATCTATGATCTGCACTCTTCTTCTCCTTTGTTTGCTTACGCAACTCTAATAATTCTTCTAGCATGCGCTCCATATCTTTTGACGCTTGCAAGTGAAACGGGCTTATGGGCTTGCAATTTGCCATCGAACGCATAATGCCAATCGTCACTCTCATCTCTCGCTCTGAAATTTTTCTCATCTGATCTCCAATGACTAACGTCCTGAACACGGTGTGCGTCAGGTTCTTTTTATAAGTTCGGGGCTTCCACCCGATCCCACTTCGCTTTTACGTCTGCGTGTCCAAGACGGTCAACTCACTGTCGAAAGTTTAAAACATCGTTGACTGATACGGTTATCTAGGGTCAATCTCAAACCCACCCCCGTCTGCTACCACTCGTACCTTACCTCGCAGACTACTTCCGAAACTATTTCTTCTTGCGCTCTCTTGCACTTGTCTCGGACACCACCTTGTGGTTCGACCCGCGCTTGAATGATCTGTTGGCCGATGCGCTCTCAATACGCACACCGTTCTTGTTACTGCCACCCTTGGACAGGGCTTTTGTGTGGGCAACATCTTTGCCTTCACGCATGTCAGCCTTGCCGTTACCGTTGGCATCTTTACCTTCTTTGTCTAGCTTACGCCGTGCACGTTGTCGCTCCATTCGCGCTTCGTGTGCACCGGCTCGTTGCTTCTCTAATTCGTATTCGCGCTTGACGTTACGGTCAGCGGGGTTCTTATAGGGCATGTCAATTCCTTCCGTTATGGCTACATTCTGATACAGGACACCATGCTTTGCAAGTGAAGTTTTTCTTCGGGTTGAACACCCCAGTTTCATACGCTGTTTCACGTGAAACAAGTACATCATCTAGCTTGGCAAAGATATCAAACTTGTTGTGGATGGGAAAATCCACGGGTATAAAGTCCTTGCAGACTACAAACAATAACCCTGCCCGAACGAACTCAATCTCAGGGTAATGCACAAACACACATGCCGCCATCAGTGCCAGTTGTTTTGGGTCTGCGTAGCGACTGCTCTTGCCCGTCTTGTAGTCAATGACTCGGGCTTCTTTCTTTTTACTGTCGATGATCAGCAGATCGGCTATGCCTCTATACCAAACATCTTTGTCAAAGAAG